AGGGGCCGCGGGCGACATTTCCGCGCCTTCCCCTGGGAACCCTTGTCAAGTATGCGAAATCTTTTACACGAACCCGAACACGGGGAACGCCTGGACCCTGGCCGAACTGGACGCCCTTATCGCGGGAATTACCCTGGGGCATTCGGGCGGCTTCGGGCTTGCCGCTTGCGACATGGTCCGCGTCGTCGCGCTTTGGGCGAACGCTGAAGTATCGAACGACGGTTGGGTTGAAGTTGGCGACGACCTTCGCTTGAATGGAACGGTCGTTGAAGACGAAGCGGCCGACGTGACTGTATATTTCGAATGGGGCGAAACGACCGCTTACGGAAACGTCACGGCCGACCAAACGGATAAAATCAAGGGCGACGCTTTCCTGGCCGACGTGACCATTCCCGAAAGCGGGATTGTCCATTTCCGCCCCGTTATCGTGACCGCTTGCGGCGAAACGTTTTACGGTCCCGACGCTTCATACCCCGACCTTCCTGGAATATGGTTGGGCGACGAAGACGACTGGTATCAATTAGAGATAACCGACTATATCCTGGCGGCCCGAAGCGAAATCGGTTGGGACGACGAACTGGCCCAGGCGACGGCGGGCATTGGCGAATACACGGCCGACAATCACCTGGGTTACTTCAGCCCCGACAACGTCGCTTCCCCGCTTTACGGCTTCCTATTCCTGGGGGCCAGGATAACGCAACGGGAAATATACGGCGGCAAACTGTATCCGATATTCACGGGACGAATTGACCGTATCGTTCCCCACGCTGAAAAGGACAATCTTATTTGTTACATTCAAGCCCTGGACGGAATGGACGACCTGGCGAACGTCGAAATATCAACCGCGCTATTCACGCCGACCGACACGGGCGAACTTGCCGCGGCGGTCCTGGACGAAGCCGCCTGGTCCGCGGTCCGTCGGGAAATAGACACGGGGATTGATAGCTTGTCCCTGGGTTGGTTCCATAGGGTCAAGGGGCTTGAAGCATTTCGGACGCTGGAAAAGGTCGAAAACGGTCGCTTTTGGGTCAAGCCGAACGGGAACGCCCGTTGGGAAAACCGACACTTCCGCGTCACTGGCGACAGGCTTATTTCCCAGGGGACCTTCGACGAAACAATGGTCGAACTGGCGTATGAATATTCGAAGCGGCTTCTGTATAACGAAGTCAATGTGACGGGCCGCCGATACTTCGCGGGCGGGGTTCAACTATTCATGGGTTACGACCTGGCGACGATTGACGACGACCTGGTATGGTCCGCCCATGCTGGCGATACCGCCGCCCCTTATATCCCCCAGGCTTCGACCGTGGTCGTTTGGGCCGAATTCAACGCCCCGCTTTACGATTACACGACGCTGGTCAAGGGGACCCATTGGGACGCGAACACGGAACCCGACGGAACGGGGACCGACGTCGGGGCGAATATAACCATTGTCGAAAGGCAATTCGGCCAGGCGGTCCGCTTGACGATTACGAACGCGGGTTCCCAGGGGGCATATTTAATCGAACCAGGAAGCCCGCCAGTGGGGGCCCCGACCGACCGAACGCTTCTGATATACGGGTCCTTATATGGTCAAGACAATATGACCATTATCGAAGAAGACACGGCCAGTCAACAAACATACGGGAAGCGGACCTTGACACTTGATACGCCTTTCAAGTCGAACCCAAACGATATACTGGCATTCGCCCAATACCTGAAGGAACGACATTCGTCCCCGATACCCGTTCCCGTCCAGGCGAAGTTCGTTGCGCGGACTGGTTGGCCCGACGATACGATTTACATTGCGACCCTGGCCCTTCATATCAGCGACCGCGTCACAATCGGTTCGGCATTGTTGGGAATAAGCGCGGACTTTTATATCAACAAGGTCGTCCAGGAATACGCCTTCAACGAAAGCGGCTTCGTTCGGGAAACGACCTGGTCCCTGGAAGCGGCGGAAGGGTCCGCAGAAGGGTTATACTGGTTGCTAGGCGAAGCGGGCTTCGGCGAACTAGGCTTGACGACAAGGCTTGGCTTCTAATTCGAAAGGGGGAAATTATGGACAATGGACTGATAACCGCGAACACCTGGTTCGAAACGAACTTCGGGACCTTCAACCGCGTTCAATTGGGGAAGCTTCGACGCCGCTTCAGGATACCGAACAAGCCCGTTGACGAACTATCCTTCCCCGTGAAGGCGTTCGTCAACAAGGGAAACTGGTTGGTCCTTTGCCCGAAATGCGGCGGGGCCGAATACGCCTGGGAAGAAGGCGTCTTCTTTTGTTGTTCGTGTAAGAATTCTTACATGGGACACGCCCTTCGCCGCCTGGTCTTCCCGCCCGACCGCGCCAGGATTGAAGAACTTCTGGTCGTCCGACCGCTGGACAATCGGAACTGGACCCCGAAGGAAACGGTCGCCGACCTGGAACGCGAAAACGAAGAACACGCCGCCGAACTATTGACCGCGGCGAAGGGGGCTTAATATGTCATGGACAACGCCAACAATAAGGGCGACGGGATACCTGGTCACGGCGTCCGACTGGAACACTGATATTGTCAACAACCTGGCATATCTGAAGGGGGAAGCTGGCCTGGACATTGAATTCGAAGACGACATTGTCCCCGCCGCTTCGGAACGTTGCGGGCTTTCGACCGCGCCCTGGTCGGAAGGTCACTTCGACAAGCTATACGCGGGGCCCCGATACGCGCTTCATAGGTTCGTTCGGGAACTGATAATCAATTGGGAAAGCGACGCGTTCGGGACTTACAACTTGAACCCTGGAACCCCTGGCGCGGGCGGAAGCGTGGACATGGGCGGCCTGGGTCAATGCGTCCTGGGGATAACCGACAACGCTTCGGGGTCGGCATACTTCGAACCGATACCCGAACAAAATTCCGCCCTGGACGTTTCCTTCAACGCTTCCAGGTCCCCGTATTATCGCCAGGAATTCGCCGTTGACGCCAACCGTTCGAACGCGTCGGCCTTCATAGGTCTTCGACAAACGCCAGGGTCACAACCGCCCGTTTCCGCGTCCGAACACGCCTTCGGTCTGGTATGGACGGGGGCAATATGGCAATTCCAAAGCATGAACGCTTCGACCGTGGACGCTTCGGGAACTCAATCAATCAGCGTCAACACGCGATACGTCGTCGAAATGCTTCTGATTGCGGGGACGTCGGTCGAATGTTACTTGAACGGCGTCCTGGTTGATACCTTGACCGTGGTCCCGACGGGCGACCTGGAATGGTCATGCCTATTCGAAAGCGACGGGGGCGGCGGGGCGACAACGGCCCATTTGACACTAGGGAAAGCAATACTTCAAGAAGACCTGGCATAAGGGGGAAATCATGGCACTTGAAATTATTATCGCGGGGTCTTCGCTGGTCGTCGCGGTCGTTGCCGCTGGCGGCGTCGTTGTGACCTGGCGGAAGAACGGGAAGTCCGCGGCCGCCAGGGACGAACGCCTGGCATTGAACCAGGAAAACATAATCAAGAAACTGGACGACCCGAAGCATGGGTTGACGGCAATCAACGACAAGGTCAACGATATGGTCAACCATTGCGGCGTCACTTCGACGGGCCTTGACGGTCGCCTGGTCGCCGCGGAACGCGACGTCAAGGAACTGAAAGCGCGGCGGAATACCGCCCCTTAACAGGGGTCCCGCCTTCGGGCGGGGTCTTCCTTTCGGACGGGGCCCTGGGGATTACGGGCAATCCCTGGGGCCCCAACTTTTGTCCAGAAGGCCCTTCAGCGGCCCCCAGGTCGCAAATGCGGGGCCTTCCCTGGTCCGCGGGCATATCGGGACCCAGGTCGGCCACCAACCCACGAATTACCGTTGGAATTCAACGGGAAAACCATTGGAAAACAACGGCCTTCTTCATATAGGACTTTAGTCCCAGGACGAAATACTTCATTCCTGAAGCTGATATTTACGCCATATTTACGGTCGGGGCTTGACACGGGCATTACATAGTTATAGACTGAATATGGTCGGTTGTAGCCCGACCGAAGGGGGATTGAATTGAAGAAGCTTATCGCAACCCTGGGAATTGCCTTCGTCGCCGCTGAAGCGGCCGACGCCTTCTTGACGCTTTGGGCCGTGAACCACGGCTTCCAGGAAGTCAACCCGATATTGGCCCCGATTGCTGGAACCTGGGCGTCGCCCCTGGTCAAGATACTTCCCGCCGCCCTGGTCGTTTGGGCCCTGGCCCGCCTGGGCCGCCGATACCCGAAGACCCAACCCGTGACCGCCGTCGGCCTGGTAAGCGCGGTCGCCTTCCTGGGCGTCGTCCTGGTATCGAACGTCGCCGAACTGTAATCGCCGCGGGGTTCCTTCCCCGCCTTCGCGTTCCGACCAGGTCGGGGCCCGAAGGGGGCGAAGAAGTCCCAAATTAAAACCGAAGGAGTATTGAAACCATGACAACCGAAAGGAACCAGACACAGACCCAGGTCACATTCCAGGAAATCGTTGACAACGCCCGTCAATGGGAAACGGACCACGAACCCTTCGACCGAACTTCCCGCCTTCCCCTTTTCCAGTATATTATCGAAGAAGGAACTGGCGGGGCCCTGGTCCCGTTCCAGGACCCGAACCAGGTCGTCCGCCGCGACATTCCGACAATCTATCTTCAGGACCAGGCCCACGGTCAACTATTGGCCCGCCTTGACTACACGAAGAAGCTATTCGAACGCCTTCCCGATAAAATGAATATCCTGGCGTTGAATTGGCTTATTCAAAACCACTACGAAAGGGATATTCTTCTTCGTTGCCAGGACGACAACCAGGTCCGCGCGCTTTTGTCCGCGCAATTCGAACCCTTCGACAACCTGGAACTTCTGAATATCCTGGAACCGTTTTGCCAGGACGCGACCGTCCGCTGGTATCACAACGACGACATGACCCTTCACGTTTCCGTCACCTGGCCGAATACCGAAGAAGAAATCAAGGTCGGCGACGTGGTCCAGCGCGGCATTCACATTTCGAATTCCGAAGTCGGCGTCCGAAGCGTCACGATTGCCGGTTACGTTTGGCGCGTGATATGTTCGAACGCCGCAATCGGCGGCGGCGAAGGCGGCGGGATACGTCGCTTCCGTCACGTCGGCGACACGGACAAGCTTCGGGACCAGGTAAGCGCGGCCATTGACGAAACATACCTGGAAGGAACGAAGATGATTGCACAGTTCAAGGCGTCGCTGGAAAAGGCCGTTGACGACCCGTACAATTACCTGGAACGTATCGCGAAGGACAAGACCAACGAAATGACCCAGGACCAGTTCAAGGCCGCAATGGACGCCTTCATGCTGGAACCGGACAACAACCTATACGCCGTCACGAACTCCATTACCAGGGCGGCCCATGCCTTCGAAGGCGAAGCGAAGTATGATATGGAACGCCTGGGGGCGAAGGTCTTGACCGAAGGCTTACGGTCCAGGAACTAACACGGACCACGACGGGCGGCGGGCAACCCCGCCGTCCGATTACGTTCGAAAGGAAGGAAACAATGAAACGAAGAACCATAATCGGAAACCTGAAGGGCCTGGTTGATAATTACGACCACGTCCGAACCTATATGACGGGGAATACGGGGGAATGGGTCGGCCTGGGTCTTTTGACCGAAGCCGAATACAACGCTTACCTGGCGGGGAACGCGGCCGAAGCCGACGTTTCGAAGAAGGCCCGCGACGCTGAAGACGCGGTCCCCAGGCCGAACTTGCTGGACGACCCGCGGGTCCCGAAGGAATATCGGGCAATCGTCGAACGTATGGCCGAACTGAAGCCCCTGGTTGACGCCGACAAGCGGACCCTGGACGTTCTTCAGGGCTTGCGGGAACGCGGGTCCTTCGGTCGGACTTCTTACTGGTCCGCCTTTGGCCTTTCCGACCTGGCCGACCGCGCAATCAGGGCCATTCGCGGGGCCGACGACAATTACGGCGAAGAATACCGCGAACTGGACGCGGCGAAGGACCCGAAGGAACGGACGGGAACCATTGTCCGCCGCGTTCGTCACGAAATCTTCGACGCTTACGAAACCGCCAGGAAGAAGGCCAGGGCCGACGCGACCGAAGTCGCCCTGAAGGAAAGCCCCTTCGCGGGCGGGACCAACGCCGAATTGATAGAACGCGGGAACAAAGTCCGCCGCCTGGTTGACCAACGCCAGGACGAAAAGCGGGCGGTCCAGGCCGAAGCAATGAAGAAGGTCCTGGAAGACGCGCTGAAGGGGGTTCCGCATGAACTATAATGAAACAGTCAACGCCGTGAACGCCGTCATTCGACAATACAATATGCCCTTGACCCTTCGACAAATCTATTACCGGCTTGTCGCCGGCGGGCTTATCCCGAACCGCCGAAGCGCGTACAACGGCCTTTCCGCCCAACTGGTCAAGGCCAGGGAAGCGGGGGAAGTCAACGAACGCCGTATCGTGGACCGTTCCAGGTCCATTGACGACCGCGCTTACGATAGCCCGAAGGACTTCCTGGAAGCTTGTGTCTGGACCGCCGAAAACCGCTTCTTCCGCCGGTACTGGTCAACCCAGGGAACCTATGTCGAAGCCTGGGTCGAAAAGGACGCGCTTTCCCAGGTCCTAGCGGGGGCCGTCGAAGAACTGAATACAATCGTCGCCCCGTCCAGGGGATATTCTTCTTATTCATACGTCCGCGACGCCGTCCGCCGGTTCCAGAAGAACCGCGGGGAAGCCGAACGGGTCGTCATTCTTCACATGACGGACCATGACCCGTCGGGCCTGGACATGACGCGGGACCTTCGGGACCGCTTCAACGCTTACGCCGCCGGCTTCCTTTTCAGCGTCGAAGTCCGCCGCGTCGCCTTGACCTTCGACCAGGTCCAGCAATACGACCTTATACCGAACCCGACGAAGATTACGGACCCGCGGGCCGCGGGATACATGGCCCAGTACGGGGACGAATGTTGGGAACTGGACGCAATCGAACCGCCCGAACTGGTTCGGCTAATCCACGAAGCGACCGAAGGCGAAGTCACGGACTGGGACGCCTGGAACGAAAGGAAGGCCCAGGACGAAGACGAACGCGAAGACCTTCGGGTCCTATTCGAAGAATGGAAGGACAAGTATCAATGAAAACGATAATCCTTTTAATAGCCGTCCTGGGGCTTGTCATGGGGGCCCTGGGTTGCCAACCAACGACCGACCCCGTCGCGACTGAAAAGCCGCCGGCGGGGTCCCCGCGTTTCGCGGACCTGGCGGCCGCGCCGGTCCAGGAAGACCAGGTCTTCGCCGTCCCGTCCTTCGTCGTGACCGGCTTCCAGGAAACCAGGTCGCCCGAAGCCTGGTCCATATCGGGGACCATACGCCAGGCGGACCCCGCGGTCCCTGGCCTGAAGTTCGACCGTCTTCTGATAACCTTCGTCTTCCAGGACGGCCGCCCTTGTGAATTCCAGGTTCCGGAACACGGTCCCTTGAACGACCTGGTCGAACCGATACCCTTCGCCCTGGTCCTGGGCCCCGACAATTACGAAAGCGCGGGGTTCGGGTTCGCGGGCTTCCAGGACTTCGAAGCGACGTCCCGCCTGGACCGGATAATCGTCCAGGTATTGACCAACCGGAACAAGGTTCAGGTCCGCCCGAACCACTGGACGGGGACCTTCGTCGCCGCCATTCAGGGGCCACTTGATTGAAATATGGGGGCCTCTACCCATTGACAAGGGCATTACACAGGCTTTACAATAAATAGCATTCTAACGAAAGGGGGACCAAATGAAGAAGGAACAAACCACAATGAAAGTCGTTTGCGCCTGGCATAAGAAGAACTTCGGCTTCGAACTTGATATGGGGACGAAGGAAGGTCACGGTTCGACGGGGACGACACACGGCATTTGTAAGCAATGCGCGAAGATTGAATGGGCGAAAGCCCCAGGCGGTCCGCCGCCCGCCCGCTGGAACCTGGTCGGCCGCTTCCTGGAACGCCGAAGGGCCCGTAAGCGTTATCACGACGCCGAAGACCAGGAAGAAGACGAAGCGTTGCTTTTCTTAATTCGAAATAACCCGAACCTTCACGCCCAATGTTTGCTTCGGGGCGAACGCGGGCGACATTACCTTCTGGTCGAAGACCTGGCCGAACTTCAGGTCCGCGTTTCAACCGAACCCGAAATCCGTTGCCACTTGAATTGACCGGCTACTTGACAAGGGCATTACAACGGCGATACAATGGGGCCAGGGGTCAAAGCCTGGCCCCAAATCTATTCGAAAGGAAGGAAAACAAATGGGAATTCCAGAAGAACCAGAATACAAGCCCTTCGACTACACTTGCCCGCATTGTCACCAACCCTTCACGGAACATAATTCCGTTCGAAGACACCAGTCAAACGTCACTTGCCCGCATTGTGGGAAACGCGGGGACTTCGTGGACGTCAATCAGTCCGCCGCCGCGCCCGTTTCAATCGTCAAGGTTCGATATATCAAACGGGAAACGGGGGAACCCGAAGGCCGCGAATATTCATACTTCACGGCCGAACCCCTGGGCCTGGCCTTCCACGTCAAGGCCCCAACCGAACACGGCCACGTCGAAGCCGTCGTGACCGCCCTGGACGTCCCCGAAGCGGAAGTCGCCGCCTTCAGGGACCGCGTTCGAACTATCCCCGCGGGTTCGATAATGGTCCGGCCCGCCCCTGAAATCGAATTACCCGCGGCCGAAACCCCGCCCGTCGCCCAGGTCGCGGACCCCGAACCGAATTCCCTGGCCGCCGCCGCTGAAGCCGCTGGCGCGGAAGTGAAGGAAGTCAATCTATTCGACCAGAAGCCCGAACCCGAACCGGAAGCCGAACCGCCCCAGGACGAAGGCCCGTCGGAAGGCGAACACGTCGAACAACTTTGGGACGAACAAAAGGCGGCCGAACAAAGCGTCCCGCCCGCCCTGGTAACGATTGAACGCCAGGTCGGGAAACCCGCCCCCGAATTGCTTCCGCTTTACCTGGAAGCCGCGGGGCTTCTTCAGTTCGCGAAGGCCCGCGTCATTGCCACGGCCGAAGACCTGAAGCCCGCGACGAACGACCTGGCAATTATCGCGACTTGTAAGAAGGCCATGTTCGCCAGGAAGGACGAACTTGTCGGGCCCATGAAGGCGAAGCTTGACCTGGTCAACCAGGCGTTCAACGACATTATGTTCCCCGTCCTGGAAGCCGACCGCTTGACCAGGGCCCAGGTAACGAAGTTCGACAACGACCAGCGCGCCAGGGCCGCGGAAGCGAAGCGGATTGAAGACGAAAAGACCAGGCTTGCCAGGGAAGAAGCCGCCTTCACTGGAACGGGCGAATTCGACGTTCCCCTGGGGACCATTGAAGAAGTCGCCCCGCCGCCCGAACGGACCCGAACGGACCTGGGGACCCTGGGGGGGCGGGACAACTGGAAAGCCCGCGTCGTTGACTTCAAGCTTCTGGACGACCAGTGGAAGCTTCCGAACGAAAGCCTTCTGAATAGCCATGCCAGGTCCACGAAGGGCGAACGCCCGATACCAGGCGTTGAATTCTACAACGACCGAATAACCACAATGCGAACGAAATCATAAGGGGGAAAAGAACATGACGAAACCATTATCAACCCAGGAAAGGGCGAACAGAAGGGCCGCCCGAAAAGCCGCCCGCAAATCGAACCAGCAAAAGGCCCCGTCCACGACCGCCGTCACGGTCCAGCAACCGAAAGGGGACCCGCCGGCCGGCGAAGACCCGACGCCGTCCGAAGGCTTGAACCTTTGCGATACTTGCGCGTATGAATTCGGCGAATGCGAAGGGGTCCCGAAGTTCGGGGAAGAAGAAGGGTCCGACCGCGTCGTCGAATGCAAAGGATACGCGAACGTCGAAACCTTCCCGACCGCGGACCAGGGGAAAGGTCCCGACGCCGCCCATGACGCCGGCGACAAAGGTCCGAATGAGACTGGCGGGGACCAGGGGGAAAAGCCGGCGACGGGCCCCCGCGTTTGCGACGTCGAACACCTTCGCGATTATCCGGAATGCTTCGAAGATTGTCCGAAGGACGAATGCGACGGGGTTCCCGCCGAACTGGTCCACTTGAACGAAGACGAAGGGGCGGAAGGGACCGAAGAAGAAAAGGAAGAAGACGTCGCCGTCATGCGGGAAGACGTTATCGCCCGTCCGGACCCCGCGCGCTTTGCGGCGGACGAAACCGATTACGGGGCTTGTCCGTCATGCACACGGTCGCTTAAAAGGACCGCCTTCAACCGATACCGTGACGCTATCCGTTGCACGAACCCGCGTTGCCGCGCTTATCGGGCCGTCGTGAAGACTATTTCCACGGGGGTCAACTGATATGAACGACAAACCGAAAGGAACGACACTTTCGAAACAACGACTTCAGCTTGACCACTTCGAAATTGACGTCCCGTATTCTCAGGGGACGAAGTCACTTGACCGCGTCCAGGCCGTCAACCTTTCCCTTCCGGACGACAATCCCCTGGCGGGCAAGCCCCTTCGAATGACTATCTTCAACCAGGAATTGAAGACCTTCGTCCGCGGGAAGTCAACCATTGTCGCCGACGTCGAAGAACGGCCCCGCCCCGAAAGCGAATACGGGCCCGACCGGACCATTGTCCAGGTATATGACGACCAGGGGAACCCCGTTTCCAGGAAGCAACCTGGCGGCGGGGGCGGCTATCAACGCCGGTCCCTGGAAGACGACCTGGTCCTGGAAGGCGTGAAGCGGCTTTCCATTGAAGGGCAAACGGCAATCGCCCAGGTCGGCGAACGGCTGGCCGACATTCTGAAGGTCCCGTCCGCTGAATGGGGACGACACGGGCTTGACGAAGAAACCTGGAAGCGTATCCTGGGGAAGTATTGGAAGGCGGTTGAAAAGGGCCTGGACAATTACCTGGCCCCGCCGCCGACAACCGCGGCAAAGCCCCCCCAGGCGGCCCAGGATAAACGCCAGGCGGCCGACAAGCCCGCGGCGGTATCAACCGACAAGCCGCCCGCCGCCGAACCGATAAAACACGCCGGCGACCTTTTGACCAGGGCGGCGAAACTTGAACCGCCCGTGACCCGTGACGACCTGGTTGTCGCCCTGGGTATCACAGACTTGACGGAAATAAAAGACCTTCAAGCCGCCTGGAAGAAGGCCCAAGAAATCAGCGCGGCGAAGGTTCAAGGCAAGCCGAAGGCGGACGAAAAGCAAACGACCGCCGCGGCCGGCGGGGAAGGCGAACGCTTGTTCGAATAACCCAGGGCGTTATTTTACCAGGGGAAAGGCCGCCGGTTAAAAGACGGCCTTTCCTTTGTCCCGCCCAGGGTAAAAAAAAGGACGCTTCGGGCTTGACATTGGCGGGACGGGGGCGTTACAATCAGGAAAACGAAAGGGGGTTCCCAAATGGTAACGAACGCGAAGACGACCCATAAGAAGGGGCAAGTCGCCCCTGGCAAAGTAAACCGGAACTGGCGAATAAATATCGGCATTGACCAGAAGCTTCACGACGAAGCGGTTCGCCAGGGTTACGGGGAAAAGGGCGTCGCGACCCTTGTCAACAACCACTTCACCCGATACTTCAACGGCGAAACAATCAGGCTGGACCCCGAAAATCTTTAATCGGGGTCCTTTTCTATTTCCGAAAGGGGGAATATATCATGGCGAAGAATACCGAAAGCAAGCCCGACAAAGGACCGAAGAAGACCCAGGCGAAGGCCGACGTCGCGAAGACGGAAGTTGTTCAATCGCTTCGGGTCGAAATCAACTTCCCGTCCATAACCGACCTGAAGCAAGCCCTGGCCTTCGACGCGGACGGGAACCTTTTAATCAGGGTCCAGTTCACTTCCCGCGTTGACCAGTACGAAATCTTCCGCCTGGTCAATCTTCTGAAGCAACCACACGGTTCATTATTCGCGACAATCGGAAGCCCGCAAACGGCAATGGACTTCAAGTTCACGAAGGACGGGCGGGTCGAAATTGTGAAGGCGGCAATCGCCGCGGAAAAGGCGAAGACGCCCGCGCTGGACAAGCCAACCGCGACCCAGGAACCGGACCAGGCAAAGCCCGCGTCCGCCATTCATTCGGTCGGCTTCAACCATATTCCCGAAGAAGAAAAGCCGTTCGGGGTCCTGATTGAGTACGTCGTCAACGGGACGGGGGAAATAAGAACGGTCGCCGGCCGCGGGAAGAACCCGACCGAAGCCGTAATCGCCGGCGTCCATAATTGCGGCCTGGCCGCCGACCAGAAGGAACCCTTCGAAATCCGCGCGGCCCTGGAAACCCTGGAACCGTCGGCCGAAGGATACAAGCTTATTCGGGCCCTGGACGTCGGGTCCTTCGATATTGAGGAAGGCAAGGGGGAAGCGAATTCCGGAAAAGGGGAATAAAACATGGGGGCCGAAAGCCGTTTGCTATATGACGAACGGCCCCTGGTCCTTATTCCCGAATTGGCGCGGTTACTGAAGGGCGTCCCAGGGTTCAACGGCATTGACGAAGCCCTGGTCCTTCAGCAAGTCCATTATTGGGTAATAATGAACCAGCGGGCCGACCGGAACAACCAGGAAGGCTTCTTCTGGACGTATAACACGTTCAACGCCTGGGCCGAACAGTTTTCCTTCCTTTGGTCCACAAGCACACTGAAGCGGATATTCGCGCGTCTGGAAAAGGCGGGCTTCCTTATTTCGGGCCGCTTCAATAAGTCGAACATTGACCGGACCAAATGGTATCGCGTGAACCATGAACGGCTTTCCCTATTGTGTCAGAATGAACCTTCCATAGTGTCAGAATGGCCCAATGGAAAGGGTCAACTTGACACTATGCAATCGGTCAACTTGACACAATCGGGCCAGGCACAAGCTACGCACGAAAACGGGGGACCAGAGAGTAACCAGAAACAACCTTCAGAGATTAGCACAGAGAAGAAACGGCGCGCGCCGAAACTTCATTCCAGGCCCATATTCGCTTCAATGCAAATCGAATTCGGATACCCTGAAAAGACCGACAAGGACCCGATACCGAATTACGGCAAGGAAGCGAAAGCGATTGACCGAATGGTCGCCAGGGGGTATTCTGAAGACGACATATTGGCCGCCTGGCAAGTGAAGGTCAGGGCCCGCGGCGAATTCGTTTCAATGGTCTTCGTCAACGAAGACATGGGAAAACCGTCCCGAACATTCCCGCGGCAAACGACCTTCCTTCCGACCGAAGACGACCTGGTCGCCCAGGCGAAGGAAAGGGGGTTGAATTGAACGAAGAAGAAAAGCGGGAATTCTACTGGAAGCAACGGGTCGAAGCCAACGTCCACGCGTCGCGGGTCCCGATTATAAGCCGCGGATTGAAGTTCAAGGAACTAACGGAAACCGAAGGCAACCGAAAAGCGATACGGACCGCGACGAACTTCCTGGTCGGAAGGATTGACCCGCCGCTTCTTCTTTTCATTGGCATTCCAGGCGTCGGCAAAACGACCCTGGCATACCTTATCGCCTGGGGGTTCCTGGAAGCGGGCGACCGCGTCCTTTACTACCAGGCGGAAGAACTTTTGAACGAACTTCAGGCCGTCTTGACCGAAGGGAAGGAATTCGGCCGAATATGGTCGCGCCTGAAGGAAGCCGACCTGGTTATACTGGACGACCTGGGGGCCCATAACCGAACCGCCTGGCGGGACGCCCAACTGGACGCCCTGGTTGACTACCGATACCGCGAACGCCTTCCCCTGGTAATGACGGCGAACAAGCTGGCGGACCAGTCCGAACGTATCCTGGACCGCGTCAAGGAAGGCGCGTCCGCGGTCATAACCGGCGAAAGCTGGCGCGGGAAGGGGGCGACCAAATGACGACCAGGTTCATATCACTTGACCCCGCGACGACCTTCACGGGTTGGGCCATATTCCAGGACGAAGGACTGGTCGCCTGGGGGAAGATTGACCTTCGCAAAGTCGAATATTCCTTCCGGTTCCAGTACGTCGTCAATGAGTTGATACACTTGACACAAGTGTATCACTTCCAGGAAATCGCTATCGAAGACGTGAAGACGGCCTGGCATTCGAAGAACCGCTTCCGGAATATCGCGGGGCTTCAGATTATCTTCCGGTCAATTCAGGAATGGGCGAAGGGGGTCAAGCTTCCCCTGGCCGCCTATAACCCCGCGACCTGGAAGAACGCCGTCGTCGGGCACGTCCACGCCCCGAAGGAAATCGTGAAGAACAATATCCGCTTCAGGTTCCCCAGTATCCCCGACGACTTGACCGAACACGAATACGACGCCGTCGCGATAGGCGTTTACCACGGGGGCCTTCGGAAGCTGGAAGGAATGACGACATGACCGCGATATTATTCACGGCGACCGCCGAACACGAATGCCATAAATGCCAGCGGGCGGACAAGACCATTCACGTCGGGGACCGCGCTATCAAGACGACGTCCCGTCAATCAAGTTGCGGCGGGTCCTATATGACGACCATTTATAAACACGAAGAATGTTATCAACCGCCCCAACGACGGAAGAAGTTGTGGGGCAAAGCATGAAAGGGGGAAATTGAAATGGGAAACGAACTGGAAAAGGCATTTCACGACCTGGACGAAGCCCTGGCCGTGATAAAACGGGAAGCCGAAAAGCTATCCGACGAAAACGCCGCGCTTCAGCGTGAACGCCAGGGCGAAGTCTGGTATTGGCAAGGCGACGGGAACGACAACCTGGAAAGCTTGACTTGCCCCGTCCTGATTGAAGCGGACGACCTTCGCGCTTTGCTGGAAAGGGGGCCCGCATGATATACGAAACCAGGGGCCGCGCCAGGGAATACTTCGAACTGGCGGCCAACTTATATTCAGGTTGCGAACACGCTTGCGCCTATTGCTACGGGGCCGACGTTCTTCGGAAGGACCCGAAGGAATTCTTCGGGCCGTCGTTCCCCAGGCGGGCCGACGTCCTGGGGGAACTGGCGAAGGACGCCGCGCGCCTTGAAGGAAATTATGAAAGCCGGCACGTTCTTTTGTCGTTCGTGACGGACCCGTATCAACCCGCCGAAGAACGCTTCCACTTGACCAGGCGGGCGATTGAAATTCTTCACGCGGCGAACCTGGGCGTCGCCATTCTAACGAAGGGCGGCTTCCGCGCGACACACGACTTCGACCTTCTGGACGGCGGGGACCTATTCGGGACGACCTTGACGTTTATGGACCCGAAGCTTTCGCGGACCTGGGAACCAGGGGCGGCCCTTCCCATTGACCGAATGCTTTCCCTGGACGACGCCCACAAGCGCGGAATTGGGACCTGGGTATCATGTGAACCCGTCATTGACTATACGGAAACCCTGGCCCTGATTGAAGCGACGGCGAAATTCGTTGACGTCTTCAAGGTCGGGACGTTGAACTATTCAGGGAAGCTTCCGCGGGACCTGGTTCCGCCGCCGGTTGACTGGAAGGTATTCGCCCAGGAAGTCGTCGGTCTTCTGGACCGCCTGGGGGCGAATTACTATATCAAGAAGGACCTGGCGCGCTATATCGGCCGCCCCGACGGGATAACCGTCGGCCTGGTCCCGAATTGAAAGGGGGAAATATGGACATTGTCGTTTGTTCACAATGCGGGCAAAACATGGCCCGAATAGAAACCGTTGACGGGGTCGAAAAGGACTGGGAAAGGGACACGCCCGTTTGTCCGCAATGCCGCGGGGTCCCAGGGGCCCAACCGCTGAAGCGGAACCGAAACGTCCTGGGGGGCTTCCCGTGGAAGCGGGACGCCAGCGGGAAGAAGGTCCCGAAGTGGATATCGGCGGGACCATAAGCGGGGCCGTCTTCAGTGAAAGCGAATGCCGACGCTTCCGCTTCGCGCTTTGGCGGGTATGGGACCAGGCGAAACCCGCGCTTCTTTTCATAGGCTTGAACCCGTCCACGGCGACCGAATACCAGGACGACCCGACCATTGTCCGCGTCGCCCGCTTCGCCCGCGAAAACGGTTGGGGCGGCCTATTCGTCGGGAACCTATTCGACCAGGTAACGGCGAACCCTGGGAACCTGGACATGACGCGGGACCAGGCTTCCAACGACGAAGCCCTTCGCCAAATGCGGGGGCTTTGTTCGGCGACCCTGGCCGGTTGGGGCCATTTCGGGGACCTGGCGCGGACCAGGCCCGAAGAAGTCCTGGCCCTGGTCGGGAACCCCGTCTTATGCCTGGGGAAAACGAAGGACGGCTGGCCGAAACACCCGCTTTACTTGAAGGCGGACACGCCGTTCATTACATACGAAAGGGGGACAATATGAAGACCGAATTCACTTGCCCGTCCGGTCACACGGTCCAGGCGACCGAACTTCATTCTTACGTTAGCTTGACCGAAGGGGACCTGAACGAAGGGATTACTTTCGCTTGCCCTGGCGGGAAGCGCGGCCATACCTTCACGCTGAAGAAGGCCGTCGCGTCGGGTATGTTCACGGAAGAAGAAGCCGCCAATATCCGCGCCGGCGGCGAACGGTATCGCCAGGACAACGAAGCCGCGGTCACGGCGTCGGGGAAGGCGAAGTGAAGGCGTTATCGTTTCGGGAACCCTGGGCGACCCTGGCGGTCCTGGGCCTGAAGCCCGTGGACAACCGGCCCTGGCGAACGGCCTTCCGCGGCCTGATATACATTCACGCGTCCGACGCCCCCGATTACTACCCGCCGCCATATACGGAAGAATGGTTGAACGCGAACCTGGAACCCGCGGACCGCGAACTATTCCAGGCGACCCCGCGGACCAGGGGGGCGATTATCGGCGAAGCGGTCCTGGTTGATTGTCTTCGCCAGGGCCAGGAACCGCTTTTCCCTGAATATCGGTCGCCCGTCCAGTGGTCGCCGTGGTTCGTCGGCGGATACGGCCTTGTCCTGGCGGACCCGAAACGATACGATACGCCTATACCATACAAGGGCGCGCTGAAGCTATTCGAAGTCAATCTTGAAGGGGGTATCAATGGCGAATAAGAAGGGCGGGAAACAAGTCTTCAATGCAAAGCGCGAACCGCTTTTCCGTTGCGGGTTCCCGAATTGCGGGGCCATATTCGCGAAGGAACCAGGCAAGCCCGACGCCTGTATCAAGCATAGGAACTTGATTGAAGACGTCGTGTTCATAATGAACCACCTGGGGGAACCGCCGCCGGCGGAAGGGCCAGCGACGGACCAGGGCCCGAAGCTATATATCCCGAAGCCTGGCATGGGGGACCAGGCAATAAAAGAAGCGCGACAAGCGCAAAGGGGGAAACCATGAAGGTTAGACAAGACGAAGACCGGCGGGTAATATATGAACCTGGCGACGTCGTCGGCGTCGCGAATTACTCATTCCTGGGTAAACTGGCCCGCTTCCTATTCACCCCGCGGACCGCGCTTTACCACTTCCTATTGATTGACGCTTACCTGGCCGGCGAAGACGATTATTCCATAATCGAAAGCGTCGCGAAGGGCCCGACAATGGGCCGGCTTTCCTGGTATCGGGGCCGCGATTACCAGGTCTTCAGGGTCAACGACGAACACGCGAAATTCTGGTTCGTCTTCAACAACCACAAGCTTCGATTGAACGCGTCGCGGTCGTTCGACCAACTGGGCCAAATCGTCGTCGAAAAGGCGTCACGGTTCGGCCGTCACGGATACGACTTCACGCTATACCTGAAGCTTCTGGTCGGGGTCCTTCAGTTCCAGGCCGGCCGCCTGGTCCACGGGAAAGCCCCGCGCCGCATGGGACCCGCCGACATTCCATACGCCAGGGACCAGGCTTTCATTTGTACCGAACTTGTCTTCGAAGCCTGGCGCGCGGTCGGCATTCAACTTCGGGCCCCTGGTCATGCCCCGTTACCTTGTGAATATGTCCTGGCGGAAACCCGCGGCGAACTGGTTCGGATTGACTTCCACAACGGGACGAAGGGGCAAGCTTGGCGGGAACGTGTTCGGGACATTCGCGCGGTTCCAGGAAGGGTTGACGAAATACTGAAGGACCTGGACAAACGGCCGACCACGGTCGTCAATATCCCGCGGGAAACCCTGGAAGCGGGCAAGCCGAACCGTGACATTATCGGCCGCCAGGCGGGACAAAAGCGGAACCGCGTCCACGTTTACCGGCAACCCTACGGCTACCCGATACGCCTTTGCGACTGGATTATGGTCGAAAAGACCGACATTGAAGAAGTCGGGCAATGCCAGGGCGTCGCGGGTCCCGCCGACGATATTCAGGTATTGGCCGCCGCCCTGGACTGGCGGGAAAACGCGGGCGACCGGATATGCCGGCATTGCCGCGCGGTCGCCGTCGGGAAACGGACGCCAATCGGAATGAGTAACCACGGACACGGGAAGGGGGCCGACATTGAACGATAACCCACGCCTGGCCGCCGCGGAAGAAAAGGGGCGTCAAGCCGCCCGCGAAGGCAAGCCCCGAACCGCTTGTCCGTATGGCGACAACCGAACATATCGCGGGGCGATTACCTGGTCGCGCGGCTATATTCGGGCGTGGTTGGAAGGATACGATAATGAACGAAAAGCCGCGAAGTCATAAGAAGACGGTCCGTCCTTGGAACGCGCTTCGGGCCGACGAACGCCAGGAATACTTCTTCCTGGTATATGAACAAATGGGGGTTACGCGAACCCTGAAGCGATTGTGGGGGCTTGTCCGCGGCGTCGGGGCGGAAATATCCCTGAAGACCCTGGAACGGTATTCGTCCGATTACGGTTGGCAAGCGAAGATACTGGAACGGGCCGCCAGGCATGAAAGCGCGGGGTTCGTTGACGTCCAGGACCAGGTTGACCGAATGAACGAAGAACACGCGCGGACCTTCAAGGATATTGGCGCGCTGGTCACGGCGGGGATAAAACACTGGAACCAGGAAATCGAAAAGAAGGTCGCGGCGGGCATGGCCCCGACCCTGGACATTGACCTTCAGACTATCGGCAAGCTGGCCCAAACGTTCCAATATGGCGAACGCCTGGCCCGTGGACTTGCCACGTCGAAGGCCGAAGTCATTATCGAAGTCCTTCCGCCGCTGGTCAAGGATATGTTCGCCGTCTTCCTGGCCGTCAACGTTATCACGAACGACCCGCCCGAACTGGTCCGGAAGCGGGAAGCCGAATTCATTCAGCGCGGCGACCAGGTCTTGAACACTTATTACGGGAAGACGAAGGCACTTCCCGAAAGGGGGACACAATGACAGAATGGAAAAGGAAACACGCGTTCGTCGGGGAACTTCGCCGCTTCCTTCGCCGCTTCCGTATCGTTGAAATGAAGACGGAAGTCCTGGCCGAAGCGGAATGCGTCGAACCATATACGGAACGGGAACCAGGCGAACACCCAGGGCAAGCGACCCTTATCGGTCAATGTCAATTCCGGCCGACGGGCCGCTTCGTGGTCAATATCAGCTTGACGGGATACTGGCGGGATAAATGAAAGGGGCTTGCCATAAATGCGGGGCCCCGCTGAAGAAGGGGAATATCAAGGTCGTTCGTCCCAGGGGGAAGAAGCGGCCCTGGCGTGAATGCCGGCGTTGTCCTGAAGTGAAGCCGCAATCGTCCTTCCTGGAAATCGCGCATAAATACAAGCCGCCAGGGAACGCTTCGGCTTTGTTCGGAACCGCGGGGAACGGCCTTCAGCGGCCCCAGGACACAACGGGCGGCCCCGTCACTTACGAAGGGGTATTCGCCGTCGAGCCGCCGACCAGGTATCGCTTCTTTATGACCCAGGACCAGGCGGCTCGCGTCCGTGAACGACTGGCGAAGACAATCCTTATACCAGGCTTCGGCGTTGGGTTCGAAGTGATACCCGTCCCCGATTACCAGGTCGAAGCGGACCCCGACGCCTTCGCGGACCTGGTCGAAGTGAAAGTTGAATGGAAGAATGAGTAACTTTAGTGAACCACGGTTGACAAAAGTTACCTTTTGGCTATGATAACACGACAACCGTATCTATTGAAGGACGCCGCCGCTTCGGTCGAAATCCGGAAGCGGGAAAACCTGGCGAACTGGACCAGGACGCCGGCGTCGCTGGCCGAACACATATCCCGCGGGGCTTACACACGGCCGCGCCATGTCGAATACTTGTCCGAACGTATCGCCGAAGTCGCCCTGGGCCAACGCTTCTTCGTGCTAACCGTCCCGCCCCAACACGGGAAAAGCGAACTTATTTCACACTGGACCGCCGTCTGGTTCCTGAAGAAGTTCCCCTGGAAGAAGGTCGGCCTGGCGTCTTACGAAATGCAATACGCCGCCGAATGGGGCGGCAAGGCGAAGGACACAATATCCGACAACCCCGACGAACTGGGGCTTCAGCTTCGCCAGGATACGCAAGCGAAGGGCCGCTGGAACCTTCGGGGATATGGCGGCGGAATGTTCGTCGCCGGTATCGGGGGCCCGTTTACCGGCCGCGGCTTCGACCTGGTTATCATTGACGACCCTATTAAAAACGACGCCGAAGCCCTTTCCGACGTTTACCGCCGGCGGAACTGGAACTGGTATCGGTCGGTCGCCAGGACCAGGCTTGCCCCTGGCGGTTCGATAATCGTCATTATGACACGCTGGCATGAACAAGACCTGGCGGGGGCCTTGTTGGGGAACCCGCCCCAGGAAGAAGACGAAGGCCGCGTCCTGGAAGTTGAAAGCGACGTCGAACCGGACCCCTGGGAAGTTATCAACCTTCCCGCCCTGGCGGAAGAAAACGACGTCCTGGGGCGGAAGGTCGGGGAAGCCCTTTGGCCCGAACGATACGACGACGTCGCCCTGAAGAAGCTTCGAATATCGTCCGGTCCGTTTTGGTGGTCGGCCCAATACCGCGGGAAGCCGCAACCGGAAGGCGGCGGCATTATCAAGACGGCCTGGTTCAAGTCGTATGAAGAAAAGGACTTTCCGCGGGTCTGGTCCCGCTTAATTCAGATATGGGACACGGCCCACAAGGAAAAGCAACGGCATGACCGTTCGGCGTGTTTGACTATCGGATACCAGCGGAAGCCGACGCGCTTCTTCCTTCTGGACCTATACGTCGCCAGGCTTACCTTCCCCGAATTGACCAGGGCGGCGACCGCGCAATATGATAAATGGAACCCCGACCGCGTCCTGATTGAAGACAAGTCTTCCGGAATATCCCTTATTCAGCAATTACGGGTTGATAGCGGCGTCCCGCTTCGGGCGGTCAAGGCCATTGACGACAAGGTCACGCGGGCCCATACCGTCACGGGCATTATGGAAGTCGGTCAAGTCCTGGTCCCCGTCCGCGCTTCCTGGTTGGCGGACTTCCTGAAGGAAATCGGGGACTTCCCGAACGGGGCCCATGACGATATTGTTGACGTCCTGGTCCACGGACTTCGGGCCCTGAAGCCGCGGTTGAAGGGACTGGAAGTCGGCGTCATGTCCGAAGAAAAGAAGTCCCGTTGGCGCGATTGACCAGGCATGAACTTTCGATAGTGTCAACTTGACACAATGGAAAGTTCCATTTAATATTACATAAACGGCCGAATTTATACCTGAAGGGGGTTGAACATGGTTACACAAAGCCGACCAGGATATACCCCGCCCGACCCGAATTCAAAACGTAGTCAACGCCGCCAGGAAGAAGGGCGGCGTTCCTATAAATACCAGGGCGACGGGGACGGGAAGTTCCGGACCATAATCGGCGTCACTGGGTTGAAGCACCTGGGCGGCCGTATCCGTGAAGAATACCTGAACGCAATCAAAAGCTGGTCCAGCGAAATCAAGCTATACCTGGAAATGAGGGACGACCCGATTATCGGGGCCCAACTGGACGCAATCAAGCTTCCCCTTCAGGCGGCCGAAATAACGGTCGAACCGGCCCCAGGTGGGGCCCCGAACGACGAAGCCGCCGCCGAATGGCTTTACGAAAACATGACCAATATGGACGGGCAAACGTGGAATTCCCATGTCGAAGACGCCCTGGAAATCCTGGACTTCGGGTTCGCCCTGGGCGAAATTATCCTGGACAAGCGGGCCGACGGCCGGCTTTGGCTTCGGAACATTGACCCGCGCGGCCAGGAAAGCTTGAACCGTTGGGAATATGACCCAGTCGAAAGGGACAAGCTTCGATACTTCATTCAACAGGACCCGAATTCAGGCGAAACGTTCGACATACCGATTGCGAAATGCGTTCACCACAAGTTCCGCGGCCGGAAGGGAAACCCCCAGGGCCATTCGATACTTCGGGCCCTGTATCGGCCTTATAAGTTCGCCCGCAACCTGGAAGACCTGGAAGGTATCGGCATTGAACGCGACGTCGGCGGAATGCCGGTCGCGAAGCTGAAGGAAGGCGGTTACGAAGACAACGACATTGAAGCTATAAAGAAGGCCCTGAAGGGGCTTCGGAAGGACGAAGAAGTTTACCTTATCGAACCCGAAGGCGTGGACATTCGCGCTTACGCCGGCGGGTCGAAGATATACGACACGAACGTCGTCATTGACCGCTGGCATAAGATTATGTTAATGCGTTTCTTTTCCCAGTTCTTAATCCTGGGAATGGGGAACGTCGGGACCCAGGCCCTTGTCAAAGGTTCCCAGGACTTCTTCGGCCTGGCCCTTGAAGCGGTCCAGCGTTACCTTCTGGAAACCTGGAACCTTCAACTGGTCCCGTACCTTTTCAAGTTCAACCAGTGGCAAGGCATTTCAGGCTATCCGACAATCACCTGGGAAAAGCCAGGCCGCGTTGACCTGGCGGCCCTTATCAATTCATTGAATACCGCGGTCGGGGCGAAGATATTGACGCCGACCGACCTTGACGAAGACCACATTCGCGCGATTGCGGACCTTCCGGACCTTCCCGACGACGTACGGGGGGCCCCGCGTGACGTGGAAACGCCGCCCCTGGGCGGGTTGTTCGACCTTCCCCGAAAGCTTGAAGACCTGGGCGACCAGGTCGCGGGGTTAGTGAAGGCGGGGGCGAAATAATGGGCGTATCACTGAAGCGGCGGCCGACCTTCCAGGCCCGACCGAAAGCGGGGCAAAAGCAACGTATCGGTTCGGGGTCCTATGAAGAACGGACCAACCGCCAGCAACGGAAGATTGTATCAACGTTCGACGCCTGGGTCGCCGCGCTGAAGCGGGACCTATTGTCCAGGGCGAAGGGGGGGGCGACGCTTCCCGAACTTTCGGCTTACCTGGACCGCCAGGTCCCGAAGCTTGAAGAACACCTGGTCGGAGTTATGACCAAAGGCATTGAAACCGCGGTCAAGACCGTTGCGGGGGGACGGGCGGACCTTCCACAGATACGCGCGAAGGCCGAACGCATGGTCGCCGACAACGTCGCCCTGGTCCGTGAAAACCTGGTCCCGCATATTCACGAAAAGCTTTCCCTGGCCCTGGCGGTCGCGGTCCCTGGCCTGGTTATCGGGGGCCTGGCCGTTGAACAACAAAGGTCCGTCGCCCTGGCAATCAAGAACGCGTCGGCCGCGACCAGGTCGGCCCCCGCCCAATATGCCGGCGGTTACTGGGTCGCGATATTCGAAACCGAAAAGACCCTGGGGGGCGTCCGCGAAGAAGAACGGGCCGCCCAGGGATTGAAGCCCGAACCCGTCAAGTGGAACCTGGACCCGCGGGCGGAACATTGCAAGCCGTCGGCGGGCTTTTATGGTTGTCCGGAACTGGCGAAGGTTTATACGTCCTGGTCCCAACTTCCGACGGTCCCCGCGGGACAAGTCACTTGCCGCGGGAATTGCCGTTGTCATTTGACTGTTTACCGCGACGGCCAATGGCGTCGCGGGGTATTCGAAGATTAAGCGGAAGGGGGTTATTATGCCGACTAACGCAATGAGAATTCAGCGCATGGCGGACAGTTCGTTCGACGTGAAAGTATGGGGCCCCGACGGGGTCCAGAAGAACTTGACGGCCCAATTCCAGCAAATCACGGGACCCGAAGCCCCGTCCACATTCAAGCAACGAATATTCCTGGCGAATGCTTCTTACCATACGGAAGTCGAATTCACGTCACCCGAATTTGACCTTCGTTATAAGCTTGACCCTGAAGTCGCGAAGCAACTGGTCGCGATTGCGGAAGCGTAAAATGATAAACGGCGACGTCATTTATTGCGATTGTTGCGGGTCCGAAAAGCTGGCCCAGGTCGTCGGCGATAGCCTGGTAATCAAGGACCGCCGGCATGGGGAAAAGCACGTCGCCGTAATCAAGGTCGCCGACTTGCTTGACATATTGAACCGGAAAGGGGACAATATCGTCAAGGACCAGGCCGCGGTTACGGCCGAAACTTAACAACCGAATATCAGGCGGCGCGGGTAGGACAACCGGCAAGTCGTCGGCCCCATTAGCCGAAGGACGGGGTTCAATTCCCCGACCCGCTACCAATGACCGCCCGAAAGTTGGCCCGACCGACCCCGTTGACGGATAACCGTCTTCGGGGTCTTTTATTTTACGGCCTGGTCGGGACGAAGGAAATGGAGTGCCCGAATTGCAAAGCGGAATTGAAATTGAACGAAGAACTATCCCGCGGAATGGGGAACCAGGCATTCTTCGAATGCCCCCGTTGCGGGCTTGCCGCGTTGTATTCGGGCGATATTCTAACGCAATGCTGGCCGCCCCAGGGCGACCAGGAAGGGGGTCCTAAATGCCATTCGGACCATACGGCGACTTCAACGATTGCGTAATGAAGAACGGGGACAAATCGAACCCCGAAGCCTTTTGCGCGTGGCTTGAACATAAGATAACGGGGGCCTGGCCTGGTCACTTATCGGCCGACAAGTACCCCGAACAATTCTGGACCGCTTACGACGCCGCCTTGTCCGCGAAGAAGGCCGACAAGGAAGCTTACCAGGAAGCGGTCACGGCGGCCGAAGCCGCCGGTTATTCATTGACCCGCTTCGGTTGGGTCAAGGAATTCCAGGCCCCGAACATGAAGACCATTACCGGCGTTCGTGTTTTCGGGTCCGGAACCTGGACCGATAGCGCGGGGTTCGAACGAACCTGGTCGGACCAGGACCTTGACAATATGATTGCCGCTTTTGCGGCGGGGGTTCCCGCCGTCGTCCCGCTTAAATGCGGGCATACGTCCGACGAATTCAATATGCGGATAGCGGAAGCCCTGGGCGTTCCCGTCGAAAACGTGACGGGGGACCACGGCCAGGGTCAAATTGCTTTGGGGCGAATGGTCGCCCTTCAGCGGAAGGGAAGCTGGAATATAGCTTCCTTTGACAAGGTCCCCGAACCTATCGCCAACTTGATTGAAGGCGGCCAATACTCGACCGTGTCGGTCGAGATTGAAGACGAAGTCGGGGAATACGGCCCCGTAATAACGGGCGTCGCCCTGCTTGGCGCGGAAGAACCGGCAGTTGAAGGGGCGACAACCGAAAGGGCCCTGGTATTCGGCGGGACTAGACAAGGCGCGCGGGTATGGTCGTTCAAGGTTGGCGACGATATTCCAATGTCCGAACTGAAAGCCGAATTCGACGACATACGGGGCAAGCTTGCCGAAATCGTGAAGGGCAAGCGTGGTGCGCCAATATTCAGGGCCATGTTCGGCAACCTTTCGGAATTGTTCGAACGGTTGACGGCGGGGAAACACGCCGCCCAGGACGACGCGGAAGTCCTGGCCGAAATCCGCGCTTATGCCGTCCAGGAATATCAAGGGAACGTTCAACCCCTTATCGCCTGGGCGGGGACCGTCGGCTTCGACGCTTGCGTTGCCGCTTTGACGGGAAAGCCTGGCATTACCGACCCGACCCGCGTTTGTGGTTGGTTGAAAGGCCAGGCGCATTCAAAATCGAATGAAGGGGGAACTGACATGAATTTACCGAAAGCACTTCAAGGGAAGAAGCCCGAAGATATTCGGGCAATGAGCATTCCCGACCTGGCGAAGCTTTTCGCGGAAGGGGAAACCCCGAAGGTTGAAGAACTGAAGGCCGCCTTCCAGGAAGGCGAACTGGCCGCCATTGCCGCGGCCCTGGGCCTGGGCGAAGAAGCGACCGTCGAAGACATGGTCGCCGCCATAACTGCCTTGACTGAAAAGGCCGCCGCCGCCGGCGAAGGCGAAGGCGCGAAACCGCCTGAAGGCGAAATGGGGAAGGAATTCGCGAAAGCGAACGACCGTATCGCCAACCTGGAAAAGACCCTGGCAAGCGAACGAAGTCTTCGGGAATGGGAAACCAGGACCGCGGAATTCACGACCATTCCAGGAACACCCCACGAACACGCCGTAAGCCTGGCCGACATTGAAGGCAAGGCCGGCAAGGACGCCGCGGAAACCCAGTTCAAGGCCCTGGAACACGCGAACAAGCTGGCCGCTGAAGCGACGAAGGTCGTTGGAACCGCGCGGACCGGCGGCGTGACCGACTTCGACAACGAAGTCAAAAGGTATATGTCCGAACACAAGGACGCGACGAAGGTCCAGGCGATTGAAGCCGTATCGAAGGAACGGCCCGACCTGTATTTCGCCAGGCGTGAAGGTTGGGACCAGTAAACGGTCCCGAATAAAATCTGAATAAGGGGGAAAGTTCAATGGGAATGAACGAAAAGCTTATCTGGACGGAAAGCATGAAGACGGCTTCTTCGCTGGCCGACTATTCGTCCAAACAATACTACGGGGCAAAACTGAACGACGACCGCGAAGTTATCCTTCCGACTGGGGATACCGACGTGCCGTACGGTCTTGTCCTGAATAAACCTGGAAACAGCAAGGACGCGTCCCTGCTTATTATCGGTCGGGCCCCTGGCGTGGTCGCGGAAGCGATTACCGCGGGCCAAAAGGTTCGCATTGCCAGCGGGGGCAAAGTCGCCCTTTGGGAAAAGACGGATACTTCAATGTATTGCGTCGGGACTTGCGTCGAAGGCGCGGGCGACGACGGGGAAATGGGGGTCTTTGACTTCGTGTTCCCGAACGCGATTGTTACTGCTTAAACCGCGTCAATGAAATATTGAAAAGGGGGAAATTCTAAAATGAAACGATACTTCGGAAATCCTACCGCTGGCGACGTCCACATTGACGCGGCTTTGTCCGAAATCGCGATAGCGTACAAGAACAAATCGTTTATCGCCGAACAGGTCTTGCCGCTGGTCCCCGTGGACAAGCAATCCGACAAGTATTACGTTTGGGACAAGGGTTCATGGCTTACCAACCAGGTCGAAGTTCGGACGCCTGGGGACCTGTATCCAGAAGGCCGAATGAAGCTTTCGAACGACGAATACTTCTGCGACATTTATCACCTGGGTTACGCGATACCCTGGGAAAAGAAGAAGAACGCCGATACCGCAATCAACCTTGAACGGTCGGGGACGAATTGGCTGGCACATCAGTTCGCCTTGAACCGTGAAGTCCAAATCGCCGCCGCCGTCTTCGCCGGCTCGATATGGGACACGAACCCAGTCGTCGGGGCCGACTTCGTCGCCTGGGACGATTACGACAATTCCGACCCGCCCGAAGACATTGACACCTATCGCGACACGGTCCTTCAGAATACGGGCGTCCTTCCGAACACCCTGGTTATCGGGAAACAGGTCCTTTCGAAACTCCGCCGACACCCGATACTTCTGGATATGTTCAAATACACCGGCAAGGGCATTCTTACGGAAGCCCAGGTCGCCGAAGCCCTGGACATTGAAAGGCTTCTGGTCGGGTCATGCGTCCAGCGGACTTCCGTTGAAGGGGCCGCGGCCGCGGTCCAGGCGTTCGTATGGGGCAAACACGCCCTGTTAATGTATGTCCCGCCGGCCCCCGCCCTGGACGAACCGGCCGCGGGTTATACCTTCACCTGGAACCTGGAAGATACCGGCTTCACCACGGCGATAATCCCGACGGTCCAGGAAGAACGGGACCGCGACTTCCTGAAAGGGAAACACGCCTTCGACTTCAAGGTCACGGGGTCCGACCTGGGGGTTTACTTCGCTTCCGTCATAAGCTAACAAAGGAACCTTATCGGGGCCCTGGGCCCAACCCTGGGGCCCCGAAATCGAATAATCGAAAAGGGGGAATAAGACAATGACAGTACGTTGGAGAGGACGACACGTCTTTGACCAGATTGGCGCGGGCCTGATTGAAGGTCTTCCGCAATACCTCACGGGAATTCAGTATTTCGTTTCGAAGAACCGTGGAAACGACAACAACGTCGGGACCAGTCCCGACAAGCCCGTCTTGACCGTTCAGGCGGCCATTACCTTGAACAACGCGACGATTGACTGGGGGGCGACCCCGAAGCGTTACAATGTGATATGGGTCGAACCTGGCGTTTACGCCGAAAACTTGACGCCCGCCTACTATTGCCATATCGTCGGCTTGGGTATTCGGGGAACCGATACCATGTCCGAAATTCACGTCGCGACGGGTTCCGTCATAACGGGAACCTTCCTGGGCCTGGGGCTTCATAACCTTTGGCTTGAAGGCGAAGAAGCTTCCGTCCCGCTTCTGGACATTGGCATTTGTAACAATAGCCTGATAAGGGCTTGCATCTTCGCCCTGGGCGCGAATGTCGCGGGGGTCGTTGCCATTGATACGGAAAACTGCACACACTTGACCGTCGAAGACAGCGACTTCGAAAGCGGCCAGCTTCAACCCCTGGACGCCGCAATCTACAACCGCGGCGGGGCCGACAAGTTCGCCCATAACGTCCGATACCGCCGAAACAATATGTTCGTCAAGTCGAACGGAATTTATATCGCCCAGGATTGCGTCGCGACCCAGGCGATAGCCGAAGAAAACTTCATAAACGTTCTGACCACGGGCAAGGGGATTGACGGCTTCGGCGGCGGCGCGGACACTGGTTCCAAACTGAAGGCAATCAAGAACCGGATAATCGTCGAAGGCGCGGGCGACGCAATTCACGGCCTGGCGGCCGGTAACAAGCTTCAGAATGAAACCAACGTCAACGGCGTCTTCGCAATGGAAACCGCGTAACGAATAACCTGGCAAGGTCCAGGGAAAAGGGGGACCGAACAAATGGTCAAAGTAATTACAGCGGCCAACGCAAAGGACCCAGGACCGCCGCCCGCTGATATTCTGAAACGCGGGTATCGGGGCCTTCCACATCACAAGGCCGCGAAGAAGGGCCAGGACGTCGAACCCGAAACCGAACCGACCGCTGAAGGCGAAGGGGAAGGCAACGGGGGCGAAGATACTGGCGAAGAAGAAGACACGCCTTAACGTGAACCTGGGGGCCCCTGGGGACGACCTGGGGGCCCCTTCGACAACTGAATAAGGCGGCCCGACCTGGCCGCGATTGAATAACCAAATAAGGGGGGCACAATGACAGTCGAAGCATTATCCACATTGGGCGTCGAAGTCCATTACCGCCAGACCATTTCGCCAAATCACCAAACGGGGTCATTCGTCGGGGACGATACCGACAACCACGACTTCGTATTCAAAGGACGGGGCAAGTCCATTCCCCAGGTTGACGTTGACAACGCCCCGAACGCCGAACTTACCTGGACGCTTTACGGAACACACGCTGAAGACGCGGCCGTCGGCGACCCTGGGACCATGCAAATTGACACGGGGGCGATTGCCGCCGCCGACAAGTTCGACGACGCATGGTTCGGATACTCCTTCCCGTTCTTCCTTCTTCGCCTGGCGTATGCCGTCGCGCCGACCGACGACCCGAAGAAGACGGTCACAGTCTTTACGAATTTAACCTTCGGAATATAGGGGGGCGACATGGTATTGAAACGAAGTCAAATTGAAGAAGCCGTCGAAGACGCCATAATCAGCGAAGAACACGTTCACAACCGCGAACGCTGGTTCGGGAAATCGGGCGACCAGTCGGGGAACGATTGGGCCGTTGAAGCGGGCTTGACCTGCTTCCGCGCCATATCAGGGAACGGCGACTTCGGCGGCGACGCCGACGACGAAGCCCTGGTCCTGGGGACCGACGACACGCCCGCAATATCGGGGAAGACGACGTTCGACCTTCATCGGATTATGGTTGAAGCTTCCAGCGTCGCGACGCCCTGGGTCTTTCGGGTCATTTACGGGTCGGGGGCAATGTCCGCAATGGAAGCCCTGGGCCAGTATTCCGACGTCATGGTAACGGAAGCGAAGAAGGGGTCGCCCGTCGAACTGATAATGGAACGGCGGGATTGTGGAACCGACAAGGTATGGGTTCGGGCGAAGAACGCGACCGACAACGCAACGATTGACTTCTTCGTCGGTAGTCACGAATACGAAGAATAAAAGGGGGACGATATGACAGTCGGGGCGAACACTTACGCCGAACACGAAGACATTGAACGTCTTATCGGCGACATTGTTTTGAATAGGACCTTCGACGAAACCACGGTCCCGTCGCTGGACCAGGTTGAAAGCGAACTGGACAACGCCGCCGCGGAATTGAACCGCGAACTGGACCAGGTCGGTTATACGGTCCCCGTGGTCCTGGCGGACTGGCCGACCGCTTTCGGCTTCCTGAAGGCGGCCAATGCTTACGGGGCGGCCGCGGTCCTATTATCCACGGTCCCGTCGGAAGGATACGAACCGACCGAAGAAGTCGAAACCCCTGGAACAACCAGGGCCCAAACATACGCGAACAAGTTCAAGTCCGCGCTGAAGGCCATTCGGGAAAGCCGCCTTCGGGCGGCCAGGCGGAAGGGAAGACTGGCCGACGCTTTCGCCGGTTCCCAGGAAGACGACCAGGGGAACGAAAAGCTTCCGATATTCAAGCGGGGCGAAGACGATTATCCTGGCCGCCGGTCCTTGACGGAAGGGGAAGAATAATGTCACAAGCAACGATTGAAGCGGGCATTGTCGCGACGATTAAGCTTCACGCCGACTTCGACGCGACGAATTGTTATCTGTACGACAAGCGGGCCCTGGGGAAAGGGCTTGACCGGCTGGTCGTCGTGTCGTATGCCAATTTACGGAAGGAAGAATTGACCCTTCAGCTTGAACGGCGGATATGGACTTACAACGTGGACGTCCTGGTCCCCTGGCGCGGGGAACTAACCGAACTTGACGTTCGGGTCGGGACCGAAACGCAAAAGGTCATTGATACCCTGGGGAAGTATCCGCGCTTGAACGGGGTCGCCGACGTAAGCAAAACCATTATGTCGCTTTCGGCCCTTCCCGACGTCATATCGGAACGGAAGACCGCGTATCGGGGACGGCGTCATACCCTGGACGTTATCGAAATATACGACCCAGGAAGGGCGGAATAATGAGAACGACCGAATACGATTACGTCGAGTTGGCCGCGCTAAACGAACGCGTCAACAAGGCGGGCGGGACCATTGACCGAATAATTCTGAATGAAGGGCTTCGGAAGATTGGCCGCCTTATCGTTCCCGCCGCGGGGACTGGTCCCCTGGCGAATGAAACCCCGAAGGTATCGGGGAAGCTTGCCAGGTCAACGGTCTTCCAGATAATCGGCGGGGCAATGAACCAGGTCCTTGAAATACGCCAGGCCGCCAGGTCGCCCGAAGGGGTCTTTTATGGTTACATTGTCCGCGAAGGACGGGGGGCCATTGAAGCGGTCAACGCGAAGTTCCTTCATTTCTTCATTGGGGACCAGGAATTCTTCAGGAAGCGGGTCGGACCAGCGGCCCCGAACCCGTATCACCGCCGCGCCCTGGCGCGGCTTATGCCGCAAATTCAAAACGTGGTCAACCAAATGGGCGAAAAGATTGGCGAGTATATCAGCGGGAAGGCCGCAATCTAACAAAGGGGGAAAGTGGAATGACAGTCTTATTCGATAGCCAACAATCAGTCTTCCAGATTACGGCTTCGGTTGGCGGAGTAAAGGACATAACGCCGTATATCGTTTCGATTGACGGACTTCCTGGTCCGCGGGAACTGGCCGAAGCGACGACCTTGAACGACACGGGCCGCCAGTATTACCCGATACTGGAAAACGTCGTCATAAGCCTGGAACTTCTTTGGTCGGACGACGCAGACGTCGGGTCCGATACCGTCCTGGGTCCGCTTCGGACACATTCGGCGGCCGTCGCCTTCGATTATGGCCCCGAAGGGAAGGTCAACGGCGACATTAAATATTACGGGAACGCCCTGGTCCGTGATTATCGTATCCTTTCCAGGGTCGGCCAAATGGTAACGTCCCGTTGTGAACTTCAGGTCAACGGGACCGTCGGCCGTTCTACATATCCGCCATAAGCCCGAAATATAGAACTTTAGTATATACCGAAAGGGGGACAATCAAATGTCATACGAACCGAAAACGGAACGGGTTGACCTGGGGGGCGAACTTTACGCCGTCCTATTCACGGAAACCCGACACGGAACCCAAAGGGCCGTCAATTCCTTGACACGGCCCTTCCTGAAGTATCCCGACGGGAAGGCCCCGAAGCTTACACTTCAGGGCGAAGACCAGAAGCCGACGGTCGAAGGCGCGACCGCGGTCGAAGTGGACCTGGGGGCCATTGATTACGACGCCGTCAACGACGCGATAATCGTCGGCCAGGTCAAGGAATGGTCCTTCGGCGAAGTCAACCAGGCAAGCCTTGACAGCCTTCCAGAAGGCTTCCGCGCGGCCCTGGTTGCGAAGTGTAACGAACTATACGGGGCCGCGGGCCCTTTAGTAAAGGGCGGCGGCGGGAACTAGGCGAAGGGCTTTTCATGGCCCTGAAAATGCCTTCCCGTTTTGGCTTGCCGCCCGATATGGAAGAAGCAATGTTAATAATCGAAATAGGGTTCCCGCCCCAGGTAATTGACGAATGGCCCCAGGGCCTTATCGAAAGGCTTTTGATATACAAGGGGGTCAAGAACGTCGCGCAATACGGGGGCAACTGGCAACCATGAAGGGGGTCTTAAATGGCAAATGAAGCGGCCGTGACGCTGGTCTTACGAATGCAGGACGAAGCTTCAGTTCAAATGCAGAATTTCGGGCAAACGACCCAACAAGCGGAAATTCAATCGCTTCAGTTGAACGCCGCATTGACGGCAACGGGGGGGGCGTTGACCGCTATCGGTTCCCTTTTGGGGCAACTGGACAACCCGCTGGCGAAGACGGCGTCAACCTTCCTTATGACGGGCGGGGCGATACTTATGACCGTTTCCGCAATCGGGACAATGCTTCCGTATATCAAGAGCCTGATTGCGACCTTGCGAACCCTGGCAATCGCCCAGACACTTGTCGCCGCGCTTTCGGGGCCCGTCGGTTGGGCGAAGATAGGAATTGGCCTGGGGGTCGCCGCGGCCGCGACCGCTGGCATTGTCGCCGCGACTGGCGGCTTCGGCGGGGGCGGGACCACGGTCAACGTCAATACGGCCGCCTTCATGGGAAGGGACGCCGACGCCAGGCAATTCGCGGGAAAGGTTCAACGCTTCAGTCGCGAAGGCGAAAGGTTGGGAAGATAACGCATGGCTGAAACTAAATTCGAAAGCTACGACAACGACGGCGACTTGACCGCTTACGTTCACGGCTATTGGGCCCAAACGTTCACGGCTTCGCCAGGGCATAACACAACGAAGGTCAGGCTGAAGCTATATCGCGGGACGGGCCAAACTGGAACTTATACGGTCGAATTAAGAACCACAACGTCGGGACACCCGACCAGCACAATCTTAGCTTCAGTCGGGCCTTATAATCTAGCCGACTTGTCAACAAGCCCGACCTGGTATGACTTCGCCGTTGCTTACGGTTCCCTGGTCGCTGGTTCACTATATGCAATCGTCATAGCCCCGACGGTCACGAATAATACTGGTCTTTACTGGCGACGCGGGGGCGGATATAGCGGCGGCCAAATGTGGATTTATTCGGGCGGGAACTGGCTTGGAATTTACCCGTATTCTGGTTATGACGGCGGCTTCGCTATTTATGGCGATTACTCTATTGATACGAACGCCGTTTCCGACATTGAATACAACCAGGCCGACGGCAACGCGACAATAATCGAAGCGTCGGGGGTTGACGAATATGGCTTCGAATGGGGGACCGTTTCGGGGACCTATACCGAAGAAGCGACCGTGGTCGGAACGCCAGGTCTTACGTTCACCGTTCCGATAACGGGGCTTGAAGCCGCGTATGTCTATTATGTCCGCGCGAAGATACATCACCCGACACATGGTTGGATTTATGGCGACCAGGTATCCTTCAGAACAACCCATGACACAAGGCTTGTCGAGTATATCGAACAAACGGTCGCGACTGGACTTTGGAATTTTTACGGCAACGGCTGGAATGGCCAAACATTCACGCCCGCGTCGTCGCATTGGCTGAAAGCCGTCAAGCTGAAGTTGTATGAACCAGGCGGCGGCGACGGCCTTGTGACCGTTGCTATTCGGAAGACCACGGCGGGCAAGCCGTCGGGGGCGGACCTGGTATTGGCGACCATGCCAGGGTCATATCTTACGACGGGGGCGGCCTGGCATGAATTCGGCTTCGGCGACGGCGTCCTATTGCAAGCCGCGACCCTATACGCAATTGTCATTCGTAAGACTGGCGGGCTTGCCTACTGGACCAGAAGCGGGTCAAGCGTTTACGCCGTCGGCCAGGGGACAAGTTCTTCGAACGCGGGCGTATCCTGGACCTTGTGGTCCTGGGACTTTTCATTCTATGAATACGGTCTTCCGTCAATTCAAACGAACGAAGCGAACAATATCCGCGCCAGGCAAGCCACGGGGAACGGGTTCATTCCCGACGGCGACAGTATTGACGAATATGGCTTCGAATGGGGAACGTCCCTGGGCGGACCATACGGGGACGACGTGACCGAAGTCCCCGTGGTTGACCCCGACGGCGATTACTCAATGGAATTGACAAGCCTGGACCCCGACACGACTTATTATTACCGCGCCAAAATGAACCATTCGGTTGACGGCTGGTATTACGGGAACGAACAATCGTTCAAGACGCCGCTGGCGACGCCGACCGTTGAAACCTTATCGCCGACCGCGAAGGCGGAAACGACGGCAACCCTGGCGGGGGAAGTCACGGACCAGGGCGACAGCGACGTTACGAAGCGCGGGTTCGTTTATGGCTTGTCCAGTCATTCGAACCCTGGGAACGTCGCGCCAGGCGCGTCGGGATATGACAGTTCGACGGAAGAAAGCGACGGGCCATACGTCAACGAAGTTTACACCCTGGCCGTCACGGGATTGACCGCGAACAAAGTCTATTATGTCCGCGCCTATGCCTACAATACGGACGGCTATCGTTACGGCGGCGAACTTCCGTTCTTGACGAATTCGAAGGTTGATTATCTTTTCGCTTCAAGCGACTATTCGAAAGGAATTCGCTTTGACAGTTCGCCAGGCGGCGGATACCCGCACGTCGCGGGCGGGACCATATCGCATTATATCTTATGCCGCGGGGCCGACACTGATTACACGGTCTTCGGTTGGTGGGGTTATCTAACGGGTAACTTCGTTTACGAAAAGAACTATTACAACGACAATTATTATACGGACCTTTTCACATTGACGAACCCGATAATTCGCGACACGGCCATAATGAAGGTCAAGTATCGGGCGAACCTTTGGCGAAGCGGTTATCCCTTCGGCAAATACAAAAGGGAACTTCGGACCCACGGCGTCACATATACAGGGGCCGCGGGCGACATTTCCGCGCCTTCCCCTGGGAACCCTTGTCAAGTATGCGAAATCTTTTACACGAACCCGAACACGGGGAACGCCTGGACCCTGGCCGAACTGGACGCCCTTATCGCGGGA